CTGCTCATGCCTGGCCTCCTTTCTGTTTCGGTCCCGCCACATTCCAATAGTCATAGGCGCCCTTCTCCCAGATTGTGTATTCACCAGTGGCCCCCTGATAACGTCCCTTACTGAAGGCGACGTAGCCCTCTACCCATATCTTCAGGTCGGCATCATACATCACGCTCGTGGCCGCATCACCTTTAGGATTCTTGCCGCGGGCATGGCTGATGAAAACAAACAGCTTGTCCGGAAACTCCTCCTTCAGCTGGATATAGTCACGATACGTCATCTGTGTGTATTGGAAGCTGTCAATGATCACGATGTTGAAACTCTTATGACGCCGGAGCCTGATCTTCAAGGTGGGGATGTCCTCCTTGATGAACGCCAAATGGCGGCTTACCTCGGCCATACCAAAGCGCCGCAGGTTATTTTGGACTGTCAGAGAAGTTCCTTCCTCCAGGGAGTTGAACGCCACACGGTCATACTTGCAAAGTTCCTTGCAGAGCTGCATCACGAAAGAGGTCTTGCCGTTACCACTGTTGCCCCACACGAACCAGCAGCCCCGGACTTCCGGAGTGTCGAAGGCATCCTTCCATTTCCCCTCAAAAGGGAATACGTCATACTTCTTGTTCAGAATGTCCCTGACATTCAAGGCACGTCTCATGCCCGCTTTTTTATTATCCTTTTTCTCTTCTTCCATGGTCAGAACAGTTTTAGTTGTCGGATATTGTCTATTTGATCAAGCACGGCCTGCCGTGCGGCACCCCGCAGTTTCTCGTGGCAGAGCATCCTGCCGAGTGCCCACAGAAGGGCATTCTCACGGGTGGAGAACTGTCCCCATTTACGTCCCGGGTTGAAACCGCCACCGGAACCGCCCACCTCCATGTGAACGCCGGCAACCCACCAGCCGTCCTGCTGTCCCACAAGGGCGTCCAGGTAGTCGCGACCATTCCGGTAAACGGTCACCGTCTCGTATTCCCTCAAGACTGGGTAATCGCTCCAGGGAGCAGGAAGCTGCTCGCGACCGTCGATCTTTAAGTATTCAAATTTGTTTTCCATATCCTTAAAATTACGTTTGAACGGTATTTGAACGGGAGTCATTCCCCCACCATGCGTTTCACCTTGTGAATGGACTTCCTCACACGCCGCAAATCAAAGTCACATGTCGAAGCCTCCTTTATCACCTTATCGATGTCTTTCTTGTCAGTCACACCGTTGGCGGAACAGATCGCGAACACGTCGTTCACGTCTGTAGGCTCCAGCTCATAAAATTTCCGTCCGATACGGCTGTAGAACTCCTTGTAGCCGGGCTTCTGGTATCGCAGACCATTGCTGATGCGTTTGGCAATATAATCGGTACTCAAAAACACGACGCCGCATTTCTCCTCCAGTTTGTTGTACAGGCTGATGAAGTAGTGGAACACCGGTTCGGTCAGCTTGTCCGCCTCGTCGAACACCAGCAGGGGCGCGTCCATCTGGATAATGTCATCCAATATAAGCCCCCACACCTCACGGATATTATACCCTTCGGTCCGGATTCCGACCGTACGGGCGATCTCGCGGACAAAGTCACCTTTCTTCATGTCCTCAGAGCAGAGGATATAGAAAACCTCCTTATGCTCCTGGAGGTAAACACGGGCGGTGGTACTCTTGCCACAACCGGCCTCGCCGGTCACCCAGGTAACATTGCGCCAGCGTTGCGCGTCAGAGAGTACAGCCGTGATCTCCTGGTAAGCACCCGTCTCCACGATCTGCCAGCCGGTAGCGCTTACACCACCGACCTGCGAGGCGACATTACGGAACATCTCGTCGCTGATATTCTCATAACGGCCGTTCAGGATATTGCTCACAGTACCCACACTGACTCCCTTCAGACTACCCGCGGCCTTCGTCTGGCTCGGATACTTCGCCACGTAAGCCCGGAGGCTCTCACTGATGGCGTTCTTCTCTTTCATTGTAATTTCCATAATCAATATTTTTTATCTTGTTATAAATCTGTTCCTTATAATTTCCCGACCACCTTGCGGATGCTCACTTCCTTCTTCTCAAAGCTGTCCCATGTCACGTTGCTGATGACTTTCATGTCACGGCCTATGGAAGGACGGGGCGGCTGGCTGTATTTTCTCGTGCGGCGGTCAATCTGGCGTTGCGCCTCCTTTCCGAGACCTTTCAGGTCAGGAGTACGCAAACCGTTCTGTTCCGGTGCGACACCATGCTCATACTCGATATCTTTGGCGACGACCTGACGGTTTATACGCTCATTGACGACGGCCTCCTGCTGGGTGCGGATGAAACGTTTTTCGGCTTCCGTCTGCTCCTGCTGGGCACGGTGGATCATCAGCGGGAACGAGGCCACACACTCGAAACGCATCGCACCGCCCTTGTCCTTGTAAAGCAACCGTACGCTGCTCATGTCATAGGGATCGTACTGGACATAGAACTTCTTGTAGGTATTACGCCGGCGCCATTCCAGGTCAGGCTCACCGGGAGCGGAGAAAACCTCGTAAGGGTATTTCTTTCCCTGTACCGTGATCTCGATACCGCTGGCGGTGAACAGCGACGGTTTATCGGTTGTGTACCAGAACATCTCCACCATATCAGGAACGCTGACCGGATCGGTGCCCTCGTTCACGCTGGTATTGTACATCTCAATACGGGGGATGCCAGTGGCCGGGTGCTTCATTGAGTTCCACTGCTCACGGGCGGCGGCATACTGTTCCTTCAGTTCCTCCAATGTGGGAAGGGAGTCGATGTTCGCGTTGATGAATTCCAGATTCGGACGGCTTGTTTCTCTCTTTGCCGTAATATTCTGCCCGGTGAAACCGAAACGTTTCTTCAATACCTGGCTCTGGAAGCGGTAGAAAATGTTCTCAATCGTCTTAGATTCGCCATTATACGGAGCTGTCGGGCGGTGGATACGGCTGATCTTCGAGAAAAGACCCAGCGCCGCGTTCTTCTTATGACCGCCCTGGTTGTCGCACACGATCTCGTAGGGTTTGTGCCGGCTCGTTTGGATAGCCATGCGGAAAGCATGGTACTGGGCGATATAGTCCTCATTATCGCTGATGTAATAGCCAAGAAGCACTTCGCTGTAAGCGTCCACCACCTCGTACACGCTTGTAGTGCACTTGTTCCCGTTCTCATCACGATAGTAGAGGTTCAGCTTCGTGCCGTCGCCATACCAGAGGCTGTCACGGCGGCCCGGAAGGATGGTGCGGTGTTTGCGGTCATAACGCTGGTGCGCCTTCATTTCCCCATAAACGGCATCGTACCACAGAGGTTCGACACGCGGGCTGCTGAACCATTCGCGGAGGCTGCGGGGACTCTTCAGGGGCTTCCAGCCACGTTCCGGAGCGACACGGTTGTACTCCTCGAAGATCTCCATATCAGTATAAACCGGAACACGGCTGCGTTTCAATGCAACAAGGTAACGCCCGCCGTCCTCCTCGATCTTCAGCGTGTTGCTGTTGCCGTACTTGCCGCTCACAAGCACACCGTAGTTGTCGGGACGGAACTTGCTTATCAGGGCTTTCAACCGGCCCACACTGCCCGGGAGGCTGTGCCCGTACACCGGACGCCACTCCTCACTCGTGACAAGCAGAAGCTCCCAAAGGTTACGGCGGAAACCGGTCAGCTTGTTATTGGATGAACTCAAGCGTTTGAACTCTTCCATCAGCGCGTTCAGCACCGAAGCGTTCCAGGTGTATTCCTTCTTCACATCCTCGGGAAGGGCGACCAGCTCACCGTTCTTGTCGTAACGGTACTCCTCAAAAAAGCGCTCGGCCTTCTCGTCTTTCTTCACTATGTTACGGATCATTTCTTCTCGCATCTGTTTCTCGGGCTCGCCATGGCGCTCAACCCAACGTTTCTTGTATTTCTCGGGAAGGGAAGAATAGGAATACAGGGCTACATTGCCCTCGCCACCGCCACGGTTGATACTTTCGATGTTACCGCGACGGACATTTTGGTATAAAGTTATATACTTCATCACCGGATTATCTCCTGAAGTAAGCTCTTCACAGGTTACACACAGTATATTATTATAGTATTCCATTTTCCGTTCTGTTATCAGTCCTCCAAATCATTCAAAGGGACATGCCTCTTCAACAGCCGTACTGAAGCCCCAAAGTTCAGTACAACAAAAAGCGCCCAAAGCAAATTGTCTTCACTCACAGAAAATATCAGACAGAAATTCAGACAGAAGTAAAGTACACAAAGGCGCTGCTTCCAGTTCAAGTGTATAAACCAGCGCAGCTGGTCACCGAACAATGCCATCAACTCACTTTTCATCGCTTTCCTTCTTTTCAGGGTTACCACCTACCTTGGTTCCACCGCGCTCGATGGCGAGCTTGCGGATGGAACGGGCCAACTTGCTGTTCTTGCGGAATGCAAGGGAGTGGGAGACCATTTCCCGGGAACAACCCAGCAAACCGGCTATTTTACCCACCTCACTGTATTCTACCACTATTCGTTCTTTCATAATTCGCTGATAAGTTAAATTATTGTAGCGGGCAGTCGCGGACTCGAACCACGGACCATGGCCTCTCCCTTGCGGGAGTTTGGCGTGTTCTACCAACTGAACTAACTGCCCCGGAAATCTATCGGAGTTCTTGTATGGCATCCTCCGGAACACATATCACAGTCCAAACCTGGCCATCTTTCATATAATCGACATTATATTCACGACCGAAAGTACAAATGTTATAGTCCCAGTCGCGGATTACACCATCAATGACTTCACCGTTCCTCTTGGTGATTCTCACACTTTGTCCCTTTTTAAATTTTGCTTCCATTATATCTTCGTTTTAAGTATATCAATATCAATTACATCCAACACGTTAGATGTTCTTAGGCTATTCACGATAAGGGTGGCTAATACTATACTGTTTTCTGCCATCCACCTCTTTGCTTGCCTGACAGCCACTTCCTTGCTGTACCCATCCGGAATAAAAGCCCCCAGATCATTATAACTCCGATCTGTCAATTCAAAATAATACCGTTTCATAACCTTCTATTTTTCTTCTTTTTATATTTCTCATTGTCACCTCAAGCCTTTTTTGTAGCTTTGGGGCGGTGTTCACACTTTGAACACGCTGCAAATATAAGGATAAAATTTTAACCTAAAAACAAATATGGGAGATATTTTGACCATAAAAGATAAAATTCTTGCCTTTTTAAAAGAGAAGGATATAAAAAAAGTAGATTTCTTTGAGGCTACTGGAATACAATCCAGCAACTTCAAGGGAAAAAATATGGCATCACAGCCTGGCGGAGATATGATAGTTAAAGTTTTAACCCTATATCCGGATTTATCTGCTGAATGGCTAATGAGAGGGGAGGGGAATATGCTTAAATCCAATAATACAGATGTCTCCCAAAATTCATATACTATACACCAAGAAATAAGCCAAGACAATAAGCAAGAAATCGAAAAATACAATGCCCCCCCTGAAATTGTGGATAAACTTCTCTCTACAATAAAAGAACAGGCAGAGGAAATAGGGATGCTCAAACAGACAATTACACAACTTAAACAGGACAAGTCGGGGCGTGTTTCAGATGCGGGGAGTTCAACACTTGCAGGTGCCGGATAAAACGAGTTTTATGGGGTGAAGGGGGTAAAAAGTAACAAAACACTGATTTTTAGAGATATGAATTAAAATATAGGGGAGTAAATAAATATTATCAATGTATTATTTGCCCCCTCAAATAGTTTAAAAACAAGCAAAAACAAGTCCTATCTATATTGTATAGATAGACAAATCGCTAAAAAAATAATCCGAAAATGTAAACCCAAGTGTAAACCCTATTAAAACGTTTCGTTTTTGTAATGGAGAAAATGTAAACCCAAGTTGTAAACCCAAGTGTAAACCCTTTCAATTTTTCCGACTGTTCAAACCGTTCAAAGTAAGTAGCAGCCTCCCATTGATGTACTATTACCGACACGAATACAAAAAAAAGCCGCAAAAAGCGGCTTTATAGACGTTCTAAGGCTGTTTCAGCCCTTTCTGGTGCATGTTATCAAGCGAGACTGAATAATCATTGCACGTTTCGTGTATTTGGCAATGTCATCAACCAGTCCAGCATGTAAAAGACTATTCTTGGTGATCCCGACCTGTTTCTCCGTTAGAGTTTCAAAAATGGCCGATATACTACCAAAATAGATGTTCTTTTTCTCAAAAATCAAATGTACATGGATAACTTTACTCATAATATACGGTATTTATTTCATTGCAAATATACCAAATATCATCTATATGGAATAATTTAGATAAAATAAAAAGGAAAAGCGCACCATGCACTCCCCCACTCCACTTGTATAAACCGATCCGTTTGACTATCTTTGTATATGAGGAAAAAGTAAACCATGGAGAGCAATCGACGACAACACTCCGAAATCTCCCCTATCCCACCTTCAATGTAAAGCATTTCATTTGAACGGCGTTCAAACGAGGCTCAAATGTAAGCCCAATGTAAAGCGATGTAAACGCTTCGTTTTTGCAGCCCATTCTCCCCTACTCCACCCTAACACTTTGAAAACCAAAGCAATCATTCATTTTCAGACCGACCACATATTGACACGCTTCGTTTTTCCCCCCTTATAAGGCGGAGATGGCGAGGAAATTGAAAGTGAGCAGGAATACATTGGCAGCTTTCCTTAACAGAAACAGGACAGGGATTCCTTCCAACTGATAAAAGTGATATGTCTGTTATTCGTAATAAGAAGAAACAAAGCCTCTGATAGATTATTCTTACTTAAATTTCGGTTTTAGCATAAGGATATACATAAAGCACAAAAACGCTCTGTCACAGTAATATGCACATTACTAATCACTTCCGGTGTAAAAGTCTCTCAAATCCCCCTCAATTGGTATGTCGGTGGGGAAACAAATCCGTTTTTGGGAATGCTCGCATTCGGGAATTCCAGCGGACAGGAGGTAGAGTCGGCCCCTCACTGCCTCCCGGCTACTCGTGGGCATCATAGTTCATATCTGACAGGACAGGATACTGTTTGTTTCGGCTATTGAATCTTGTTGCGTATGTAATAAGAACCTGTTCCTATCGTATCTTCACTCCGTTCCGTTTGATATTCTACCTAAGTGAAGCAATTACTCCACCCTAGTGAAAATGGCTGTTCACTAAAGTGAAATCGCCTCTTCACCTAGGCGAAGCAACGAACGCAGCCAGACAAAATATGCCACAGCTATGCTCTCTTGCAAGGAAGCGACCACAGCTATGGCACAGGAATTAAAACAACCTGTATACGTCAAGCCGAATTTGACAGCGGAGAATGGCAAACCGTTTCAAGGGGACTTGGAATCTATTTACACAGTATATCGTTGATTTACAGTAATATACTGTGCATGATTTGGAATGGTAATGTGCTGATGCAGAAGAAACTGATACGAAAAATCATCGAAAAATGGCATCTTATCTTTGTAATTACAAATGCGACAAGAAGCAATAATTTTGTACTTTCGATGAAAACGTGGATAGAACGGACGAATGAATGCTTCCATTGTAAGGGCAGACACTGCCTCTTATCGATTACAATTCTTCGCAAACAACCATTTCCATGCCTCGGTATACAATAATGATTTTATGTAGCATGGTAGGACCTATCGCTTTCTGCACAGACTCGCTCGAAGCGTAGCGTTCAGCTTGTTCAATGGCTTGTCGCCTTAATTGTTCTATCCGTTCGCTACTGTCTTTTCCTTTGGCATATTTCAGTTCGATGATGTAGGAGTGACTTATGTCTTTGTAAATATCCAATAACGGATGCAAGAACAGGTCGACGTATCCTTCCTGACTGTCTTTCTCGGACACAGGACGATAGAAAGGATTTTGTGCGGTTATGGCAAGAGTAAAACCATGAACAAAATATTCACCTTTCTGCTTGGCCTGCTGCGAGGCATAACGGTGCAGGCATCCGGCAATGTATTCAAAGTAAGGTTTCCATTTGCCATCATAAGCCAGCCCTGAGACAAGCTTCCTCTTTTCATAACTGTCGAAAGTCAAGTCGTTTTCATGATAAGTATCCAGAATGTAGGCAAGGAGTTGTTCACATACCACCTGGTTAGGGATGGTGAGTTTGGTTTCTCCTTTATGCATTCCGCTGATGGTCAGCATTCCGAAGTAGAAAAGCAATCAGTTCTATCAACTCGTCTACCGAATGATTGAATGGGCATGTTGTGGAGTAATACTCCAGCATATCCCGTACATCTTTTTCTGTGAATCCTGTCATTTCATTGAATTGTGGATTCAGCGTGTAATTGGTGCCGATGTTGAATCCGCTGGTCAGGTCGTCCATGGATAGATAATAAGATAAGAATTGCGTTCGGGAGTGGGGTGTTGTCCATGGTAGTTTTATCCGTTTACGATAAAACAATACCGGGTGACTCATATTAACATCTTCACATGCCAAGCTTAAAATAAAATATGCAGTAATATATGTGTATAATTATTTTCTTCTTCTTCCTGTCAAAACAAAGGGGCTTAAAATTGCAGCACAATTGCAGAAAGGAGCTTCGGGAGGG